TGTTTAAACGTAGGCACAAAGTCGAAAACGAATCACAGGTGCTTGTAATATTTACACAAGAATCCTTTGAAAAATTTATGGAGAACACAAATGGCTCAATGTGAAATCTGCAACGACTACAATGACGATTACATAGACAGCATGTCAGAGGGTGATGATGCCCAAGATTTAGCTATGGAGGAAAGCCCCCAGTACAAACCAAACCTCTACTTTTATTGGCACGGCGGCATTGAGGAAGATTACGACATGGGTGAGTACAATTGCCTATGTACTCGTTGCTTTGGTCAACGAGACTTGGAAGGAAAAATAAAATGGAAGGAGAACACACATGACTAAATACTACACACCAAAACTAACTAAGGCTCAATGCCATCATTTATTAGATGCACTAGATGAATATCTTTATGATGCTTATCAAGAGTGGGTAGATGAACATGGTTACACAATAAAAAATAGCAGTAAATATAAAAAATATAAATTAAATAAAAGCCTTTATATTTATTTATTCGAGTATTGTATTAAAAAAGATTATGAAAAATTAAGTGCAAAACAGGAGAAACAAAATGGCAAAACGTAAAGAAATGCCACGCTTTCCTGTACCCGATGACTACCAACCAAAGCAGGAAACAATTCAAAAACTAACAGAAAAATATGGGGAGATGGATCACCAAGATGAAACAGATAAATTCATTAATTACCACCAAGCCAACGGCTCACTTCTTGCCATCTTCGATGCAGCTTACCGAACTTGGATTGGGAACAAAGCTAGATGGGAAGCAAATCAGCAAGGCAAGAGCCTACCTAAGCAAAAGAACCGACCCTTACCAAACAGAAAAAGACCTTCTTACTTCCATGAGATCGCTAACCGAATACGACATTAGCGTCAAACCAAAGCTCGGTACACTCGGAAGTATAGCTAAAATTACTTTATCCTTTGAAAATGTGGATAAATTAAATGAGGCATACACTAAAGTTTTTATGTGTATGGTAGGGTTACCAGTCAAAGATCTCCAACAACGCCTCCTCGTGCTTTCTACGCTCGTACAGAGGCAGTTTGGGGATAGTCCAGATGACCTAGAAGTAAGGATTAATAGTACAGCTAAAGAACTGGCGCATTATCCTGCTGATATTGTCCTAAAATCTATCTCCGAAGTACAGAAAACAGAGAGATATTTCCCTAGCTTTTCTGTCTTTTTCAAACACATCTTATGGCGGTATGAATCACGCAAACAATTTCTCATTGCATTAGATAAAGAAGCAGAGAGGTTAAACGAATGTTAGAAGCATTGCTATGTATGAGCCTAAACATTTACTTCGAGGCTCGGTCTGAATCTGTACACGGACAGATTGCAGTAGCAGAAGTAACATTGAATCGGGTTCAATCAGATGAATACCCCAATTCAATTTGCGGAGTTGTACTACAGGAGAACAAAGATGGTTGTCAGTTTTCATGGTGGTGCGATGGGCGCAGCGATAAACCAAAAGAAATAAATTCTTTTCAAAGATCAAAAGCAATAGCCAAGCTTATGATTGAAGAAGGAAAATATATATCGGTAGTGGGAAAGGAGGTAACACACTACCATACTGAAGATGTCACACCATATTGGAGTGCAAATTACACACCTGTAATACAGGTAGGTAAGCATATTTTTTATAAAAAAACGATACCAAAGCCTTTACCAAGACCAGATAATTTGGTAGAGTTAATTCAAGGAGAACACAATGAATAAGAGATTAGGCTTTATTGGTGGCAGCGATGCTACCAGAATCATGACAGGTAATTGGTATGACCTTTGGGCTGAGAAAACAGGGCGCAAAGAACCAGAAGATTTGTCTAACAATCTAGCAGTACAGCTAGGTAAACATACAGAATTATTTCACATTGAATGGTTTTGCAAACAAACTCATGCTAAACAAGAATCAATACAGAATATATATTATGCTACTGAAGATGGTGTTCCATACAAAGGTACAGTTGATGCTAAAATAAAATTTGATGCAAGATTGCAAGATGCTATACTTGAATGCAAACACACCAATTCTTTTACTAATATGAAAGAACAGCTTGTTCGTTATATGCCACAGCTACAATTCTATATGCACATATCTAACCTAAAAGAATGTTACTTATCCTGTATCTTTGGTAACAGCCAATGGGATTACAGAAAAGTATCTTATGATGAAGAGTATGTACATCACATGAACGAAACAATCAGAGCGTTCTGGACCTGTGTAGAAGATGATACTGCACCTACAGATCAGATCGTACCAGAAATAAATACGGACAAAATACCAATCAATGATATGGTAAGCAGAGATGCAAGCTCCGATAACCAATTCATTAGTATTGCCCATGATTACATGGCTACTATGAATGATGCCAAGTCACATCAGGAATATGGAAAGATGCTTAAAGACTTGGTAGCACCCAACGAGAGAGAAGTTTACTCACCTGTCATTACTATCAAGCGAGATAAACGAGGCTCTTTAAGAATCACACCATCACAAAAGGAGAACTAAAGATGGCAACTAAAGAAGAAAAACAATCAGCACTTGACTGTTATCTAAAAGCACAAAAAGAAATGGGTAAAGCATTAAAGCAATCTCATAATCCATTTTATGCAAGTAAAGGAAAACCAAAAGGGAGTGCATACGCTGATCTTTCCAATGTCCTTGAAGCTTGTATGGAAGCATTTCACAACAATGGTTTTATAGTTACACAACCATCTGGTCGTGATGAAGCAGGTAATGATTATGTAGATACAATACTTACTCATGTAACAGGTGCAACATTTGTATCAAGAGTACCTTTGATCTTAGAAAAACAAACTATGCAAGGTCTAGGTTCAGCAATTACTTACGCTCGTAGGTATGGTGCATTGCAAATGGCTTGCATAGCACCAGAAGATGATGATGGTAATGAAGCAGAGTTACAGCCAAGAAAAGAATTACCAATTCCAATTAAACCAGAAACCAAAGGAGACTTTTAAATGTCAGACTACGACAACACAAACAAGGGTGCTGGATTTCCACCCTCTCCAGATCAAAAGTTAATTCTAACAGGTAAACTTAATGTAAACGGTATTGACAAACTATGTGCCTACATTAAAGGAGAAACCAAAAGTGGTAAAAAAATTATCAGAGTGTACCAAGAGCTAGGTATTATGTTTGAAAATGAAAGCACCAATGAAAAAGCACCCAATTATTCTGGTAGTTTGCAAGATCATTTAGGAGAAGAAATGAAACTTGCAGCTTGGAAAAGGCAATCAGAAAAAGGAAACTATTTAGGTATAACTGTATCTGAGAAAATGCCAGGTGGTGATAACAAATCTATTGAACCAGAAAGTAATTCTGTTACTTTAGATGACGAGATTCCGTTCTAGGAGAGGCAGAGAAGTGTTCTCCAAACTAATCTCAACTGCCTCAACTGAGCGAGGGTTGTGTTGTTGTGGCAACCCTCGTTCTTTTTTTTGGTACTTGAGATAGGACTGACTGGTACTTGAGATAGGACTGAGAAAATTTGTTGTATAGGTTGTATGGGTTGTAGGTTGTTTACAAAATTAGATTACAACTAATAAAAAAACCCCCGATGAGCCAACCAAAAAGCTCAAATCGGGGGTAAGTTATAGCTAAGAGATGGGAGGATAATCTTAGCTAACCATACGCATTCTCTGAACAAGACGATCAGCTCTATTAGGAACGGTACGATACCATTTGCTGTCAATCATTTGATTTGCAGCTTCATCCCAATCTCTATCCTTAATAGCTTTGTTCATCTTTTTAAACGCTTTCATTTTTGGCAAGCCCATATTAAACATCATGTTCCCCACGATTTGTTTACATTCCTCAGGTAAAGAATTAAAATCACTATGCAATCTTTTACAATCATCAATGACAGACTGAACATCTTTATCAAAAACTTCCTGTACTCTTCTCTCAGATACAGGTGTACCAACTTCCATATCATTTTCAGGGTCACCTGAAATTGTTAGATGTCCAATTCCAAAAGTTTTCTTACCGAGGTGATCCAGATAAACTTCATACTTTACACCCTCATCAATCTCTAACTGCTTTCTTAGCTTTTCTATATTCATTTCGTTAATCCTTTCTGCTTCTCATAGCTTCTTAACCCACCAATCCCAAGCATACCTCCAAGAACAGTAAGAAGTGTTGACATATCAAACTCAGGCAAAGAAGGGATCTCCATACCTATTAATGTTAAACCAAAAACAATAACAGGCTGACCAACAAAATGATAGAAAAAAGCAATAGCACAGACCCAACCAACGCAAGGTCGCCAACCACCTTTAAATAAACTTCCTGAAGAAGCTTCTGCTTTATTAACTTCGATTTGTGCAAGTCTTTGTTCATGGGATAACTTATCAGCCATCGTTGCTAACTCATGTGCAAGCTTGGCTTTTTGATCTTTGTCCTCAATTACCTTGTCAAGAATACCAGTAACAGGACCAATTAAATTATTTATTAAACTCATTCTTTTTTTCCGCTTCCTAGAAATACAGCAAATGCTCCTGTCAATGCGCCTGTCATAACTGAGGGTAGGGCTGCTTGCTCAAGTGATGGATCAGGCAAAGATATAAACCATTCAATAACTCTATACGTCATTACAATCAGAGATAACATAATAAGTCTAGGTATAATTCTCCATTTATCTAGGTGTTCTGGTGTCATTTTATTATCATCCAATATGGTTCATTTGTAACAGAATCGAGATAGCTCAGAAGTAGTAACGCTAACGTAAAATAAATTATTACTTTGTTTGGAATTAGCATTCATATTATTTATACCTCATGGCAAAATAAAACATTCCCACAGCACCTGCACCTGTTATTAAAATGGCTATAACAACCCCTGCAATTTGTTTAAGTTGATTGGCCTTACGAACAGCTTTATATTTACCCTCTCGTTCAGCTTTTTTTGCTAGCCTTCTAAACTCTTCAAACTTAGCCCAACCTTTCATACCTCTTGCATCAATAATAACATCACGCAACTGCTTCTCATAATCCATCGCCTTTTCATAAGCTATGTAGCTAGACAAAGGATCAGACTTATTAGCAGACGGATTTTTATGCGCTTCTTTTGCTCCATCAATAAAGGAAAAAAGGTTATTAATATCCTTGGACATCGAACTGAGGTCTTTCCCAATCGATATCCCCTTTTTCAATGCTGTAAACGAAATGAGTGCGAGTGACAACGGGTCCATTTAAAAAGGAAGCCCTGTTTTTTTAACTGGATTTTTTGATAAGGAAATTTGCAAAGCAATAGAATCTTCAGCAGCCTTAATTCCTGACGAGCCAATTAAACTTTTAACCCAAGCAAGACAGTTTTCTTCTGTAACATCAGCGTAAGGAATGAAATCGCCAACAGGATCAGGACATTCAACAGCACCGTAATAACGCCCCGAATGTGTTACACCGTCAACGGTTTCAGAATTATAAACATCAAAATGAATTTTATTAATTTGATCGGCCCTACCATCTTTTTCAACATACCTATCTGCGTTTATTATTTTCCAAGAAACGGTCATCTTAATCTCCTATCCATTTTCTAACGCTGTTATTCTTTCTTTAGCTGCGTCTAATTCAGCCGATAAAGTTTTAACTGCATTGATTAACGGAGCTATAAGTTCTTTATATTGAAGCTGTTGTTGATCTTCTAAAACTGTTCCATTGCATTCACCTTTGTCCGTTGACCACAGCCCAATATCCTCAGAAATTGAATTGCTATCTAAAACTGATTTCACTTCTTGAGCAATTAATCCCCATTTTTTAATACCGTTTGTTTGATCTAGCCGCCCATCTTTATAATTACCGTCAGCATCTTTGTCTTTATATTTAAATTTCTTAGGTGTTAATGCTTTTATAAAATCCAAACCAACGTCTAAGTTTTCAATTTCTTCTTTTACTCTTTCGTCAGAAGTGTCCAAGGCATTACTTGCATAGACTGTGTGAAAACGATAGCTTGAAGAACCTAATCTTAAATCACCATTGTTTGTCGTTTGTTGTATTTGTGGCAATAAATAATAATAATCAAACTGTAGTCCTGCGTAGCCAGAGTTTACACCACCAGCCATGCCAACTTTTGAATTGTTTCCGTAAACCCCTAACCTTAAAGCACCTGAAGCAGATTGATTTCCACTACCCATTAGCTCAATCATGCGTGTATAATCACTCATAGACAATCCTTGTAAACGACCATCAGGGTATATTGACCACTTAACACTTGCTTCAGTACTAAAATTAAGTTTGGCTGGTACAGTACCAGACTCAGAACCGTCTTGAGTTACAGAAATTTCAGCAGCAACTTGCGAAACTGGTTGTGTATCAACACCTCTAAATTTAATAGAACCTAGTGATTCGCCATCGGCTGTCGCTGCAAAGTTACCAGCATTACCAGAAGATTTTTGCAATACAATTTCACATTGATGACTGTCAGTACTACTTCTGCAAAGTGATGAAATAGTACAAGTTGCACCTGAAGTAGCCACATTAAATCTTCCACCATTGACTGCTGAAGTTTCACCTATAGCAACAAAAGCAGTACTACCTGCATCTACATAAAAGATATTACTTTCATTCGTTGATTCAATTCTAAAGTTTACATCTGCGGCATCATCATTAATTACCGTTTCGGTAGGATCATGTAAAACTCTTGATTTAGTTGCACCCCCAACATACGTTTGTAGTCGAAAAGCAGAATCCTCTGTACCATCAGAAGCGTCAGATAAAATAGTTTGAAATCGAACATATTGTATTTCTTCACCTGCATCATTTTCACCTGAAAAATAAATTCGGCCCATTGAATCGCCATCAGCAGGTGAAGCTGAATTTCTATACAATGTTAAAATCGGACCAGCGTTGTTATCGGCATTTGCACCAGTTAGCTTCAAATCACCAGAACTACCCAACAACATTTTAGTTGTTGCTGCCTCACTCACACCAAGTTTGAATAACATTTGGGTTGGGTTAGCATCACCTGCAAAAGTTCCTTCTGCTGTACACTCAATAGCACCAGCCATTGCCGTTCCATCTGGTGCTGTTTCACCTGTAGCAGACCATTGAATTGAACCTAAAGAATCATCGGCAACAACTGTACTTTCATCTGTAGTTAAATAAAATATACCGCCCGATGCGCCTGATACTTGTCCTGTCGTTTGCATTTGAAACGTACTTAGACCTGTTGGAACTCTAGCAACAAGCGTACCAGTATCGTTATACAAAGATATATCAGAACTACTACCCTGACCCATGAGCAATAAGCCATTAGTGCTTGAATAACCTACTTGGGCTGCGTCAGAACCAAGATCGCCAGAAGCAACTGCACTACTAAGATTGACTCTCCCTGCACTCACTTCACCTGTGGTCGTTATTGTACTAGAGCCTGTATCAATCGTTCCAAACCCAGATGTTATAGACCCTGCGTTTAATGCACCTACAGATGTTATTTGAGTCTGTGCTGCATCAACATTTAACGTAACTGTACCAGATGTACCACCACCCGATAATCCTGTACCTGCTGTAACACCTTCAATATCACCCGTTCCA